AGGTTTTATGGCAAAAATGAGATTATTTAAGTTTTGGAACGCTGATGGCGTTGAAAAAGAAAAAGAAGAGATTAGTTTAAAGAAAGCAACACGAGCCGTACAAGGCGATTTTAAGGATAAAGAGATTAGTGTTGAATATATTAGTAAAAAGGGTAAAGAGATGTGTCATTCTATAATTATACCAATAGGTAGAAAATTAAGACAATCAATTTTACAAGAAAAACAAAGATTAGCATTAAAAGCGAAATTGGGGAAATAATGCCTTTAGTAGCAAGAAAAGTTGGTAGTGGTGATGTTGTAAATACAGTACATCCTATTTGCGTAGTACCAGGAGATATTGCAACTGACACAGGTTCAGGTAATGTTTTTGTAGTTGGTCATGGTATTCATAGAGAAGGAGACCTTAATGAGGCTCACACCCATTGTCCTCCGGTTTATGGTACAGAGGTTGTATCTTTCTCGCCTAATGTTTTTGCTAATGGAAAGGGTGTTGCAAGACTAGGTGACACTTACTCCTGTTCAGCGAAAATTAAATCGGTAGCTCAATCAACTGTTTTTGCAAACGGTTAGTAAACTCGTATAAATATCCGTATGGCACAATATGATTCTTCAACACGGAATAACAGCTCAAGAAACTCTAGGTCATTTAGAGATATTGATTTAGATTTTAATAGAAATTCTGTTACTAACGATATTAATGTGGTAGAAAATGTTGTAGCTGTTAAAAGAGCAGTTAGAAATTTGGTGCAAACTAATTTTTATGAGAGACCGTTTCAACCAGAATTAGGTTGTGGTGTAAGACAATTGTTATTTGAAAACTTTACACCATTAACAAAAGTTTTTTTAGAAAGAAAAATTGAAGAAGTATTATTAAATTATGAACCTAGAATAGATTTACAAAATGTAGCTGTTGATGATGACCAAGATGGAAATAGATTAGTTGTTGATATTTATTTTTATGTAGTAGGCGTACCAGGTCCACAACAAGTGCAAGCATTTTTACAAAGGGTAAGATAATAAATGTCGAACAAATTAGTAGTTTCAGATTATGATTTTGACGCAGTAAAGTCAAACTTAAAATCCTTTTTACAAGGTCAAACATCTTTTCAAGATTATGATTTTGAAGGTAGTTCATTAAATATTCTATTAGATATTTTATCTTACAATACTCATTATATGGCCTATCTTGCCAACATGGCAACAAACGAAGTTTACCTTGATAGTGCAGATATAAGAAATAATATTGTTTCATTAGCTAAGATGATTGGTTATACGCCTTCATCACCAAGAGCGCCAATGGCGTCAATTGATATTTTAGTTAACAATGCTACTGGTACAAGTATTACAATGAACAAAGGTACAGTATTTACAACAAGTGTAGATAACACAACATATCAATATATAACTAATTCAGATTTTACTACTACACCGGTTGCTGGTGTTTATAAATTTTCAGGTGTTCAAATATACGAGGGTACTTTAGTTACATTTAAATATACAAATGATAGTACAGACGCTGACCAAAAATTTGTAATACCAAGTAACAAAGCTGATACTTCTACTTTACAAGTTAGAGTTCAAAATAGTGCTACAGATACAACAATTGAAACATACGCATTAGCAGGTGGTTATAATAATGTAACAGCCACATCTAAAGTTTATTATATACAAGAAGGCCAAGACGGTAAATATGAAATTTATTTTGGTGATGGTATAAATGGTAAAGCACTTGAAGACGGAAATATTATTATATTAGATTACATTGTTACAAATGTTGATGAATCAAACGGTGCAAGTTCATTTACATTATCAGGAAGTGTAGGAGGTTTTACAGATGTTACAATCTCAACTGTATCTGCTTCACAAGGTGGTGTTTTAGGTGAAACAAATGACTCAATTAAATTAAATGCGCCATTACAATACGCAGCTCAAGATAGAGCAGTTACAACAACAGATTACGAAACTTTAGTTAAGTCAATTTATCCTAACGCATTATCAGTTAGTGCATGGGGTGGAGAAGATGACGAAACGCCAAGATATGGTATTGTAAAGATTGGTATAAAAGCTGCCTCTGGTTCTACATTAACAGAAACTACAAAGGCAGATATTGTAAGTAAATTAAAACCTTTTAATGTTGCTTCAGTTGTTCCTCAAATTGTGGATCCTGAAATAACTTCCGTATTACTTACATCAACAGTTAAGTATAATACATCAGGAACAACAAAATCAAGTGATACTTTAAAATCAGAAATTATAAATGCTATCTCTTCATACAATACAAATACACTACAAAAGTTTGATTCTATTTACAGACATTCAAGACTTACAGGTATTATTGACGGAGTTGATAATAGTATTTTATCAAATATAACTATAGTTAAAATTAGAAAAAGTTTTACACCAACTATTTTATCTTCTACAAAATATGCTATTTACTTTAGAAATGCATTATTTAATCCTCATGCAGGTCATAATATGGCTGCTGGTGGTATTTTAAGTTCTACAGGATTTAAAGTTGATGGTAATGATAATGAAATGTTTTTAGATGATGACGGTTCAGGTAATGTAAGAAGATATTATTTACAATCAGGTATTAGAACATATGTTAACAGCACACAAGGAACGATTGATTACTCTAACGGAGAAATTATAATTAACTCTTTAAATATTGCTTCAATATCAAATATTAGAGGTGTAACATCTACGGTTGTTGAATTAACAATTACTCCTTTATCAAATGATGTTGTACCTGTTAGAGACCAGATTGTAGAAATAGATATATCAAATTCTAATATTACCGTAACAGCAGACACTTTTGTAGGAGGTTCAGCTGACGCTGGTGTGGGCTACACAACAACATCAAGCTACTAATGAATAATGGCAAAATTTAATGAAAAAATTTCAACAATACTTAACAGCCAACTTCCAGAGTTTGTCGTTGCTGACCATCCTAAATTTGCCGAATTTATTAAAGTCTATTATCAACTTTTAGAATCAGCAGAATTAACAGTAACAGCAATTGAAGGTACAGATGGTATCTTATTGCAATCAGAAACAGGCCAATCAAACAATTTAGTTTTAAACTCTAGTCGTAAAGATACAGCAAGAACATTATTAGACGCTGGTGATAAAATACTTTTAGAAGAATCTACTTATGGTAAATTTACTAGAGGTGAAACAATTAAAGGTTTAACTTCTAATGCTACTGCTATTGTATTGATAGAAGATATAACTAACGATAGATTAATTATATCAGCACAAGATAAATTTTTAGATACTGAAATTGTAGTAGGTCAAAGTTCAGGTGCTCAAGCGACAATATCAAATTACAAACCTAATCCTGTAACCAATATTTCAGACCTTGTAAACTTTAGGGATCCTGATAAAGTTATTGACCACTTCTTAACAAATATGAGAAATGAATTTCTGGCAACATTACCAGAAAATCTAGCGTTAGGTATAGATAAGAAAAAATTAATTAAAAATATTAAATCACTTTATAGGTCAAAAGGTTCAGTTCGTGGACATGAAATGTTTTTTAGAATTTTATTTGGTGAAAATTCTGAAACAATTTATCCTAGAGAACAAATGCTTAAGGCTTCAGATGGCCAATTTGACTCATTAAAAGTATTAAGGGTTATTGCAACAGTTGGTGACGCCACATTATTAATTGGAAGAACAGTAACAGGACAGACTTCAGGCGCTACTGCTATTGTTGAAAATACATCTACATTTCAAATAGGTGATAAAACTGTTACGCAATTAATTTTAAATGCTGATACTATTCAAGGTACATTTATTGTAAATGAAGAAATACAAGGTACAACATCCGATATAGATGATTATTTTATTAAAGCAAATGTAACAGGTATTCCTGGTTCTAAAAATATTACAAATGATGGTTCTTTAAATACTACAAGTGATACAATTACTTTAACAGCAGGTGGTGAGGGTGCATTATTTCAAATTGAAGATATTGGACCTGGAAGTATTTCAGAAATTATTATTGATAATAAAGGAACAAGTTACGAAGTAGGAGATAAATTAGTATTTGATAATACAGGTACAAACGGAAAAAATGCGGCTGGTTTTGTAAAAATTGTTAACGGTGGTATTGCAGACCAAAATGGTAGTATAGCGGCAGCTACAGGTGTAGAAGATAGATTAATTTTAGAAGATGAAACTACAAATGGTGACGCTTACGAGGGTAAAGTTATCATGCAAGAAAAATTTACAGACTTACAAACAATTGAAGAAATATTTTTAACAAATGGTGGCGGACAATACACCACACTACCTACTGTAACTATTCAAACATCAGCAGGTACAAACGGATTAGTAAAAGCTTATGGTGATGATATTGGTAGAATTGTAAAACTAAAAACTGTAGAATTAGGTAGAAGTTACGAAACAGCACCTACACCACCAGTTTTAGGATTTTTTAATAATATGGTTGTAGGAGAAATAACAGGTTCTTTTATTGCGAATACTACAGTTACAGGTGATACATCTGGTGCAACAGGAACAATTGCAGAGTTTAGTAATGATAGAGGTTTATTAAGAATTAAGAATGTGTCAGGTACATTTCAATTAAATGAACCTATATCATCTAGTACAGGTGGTGCATGTAAACTTAAAAAATTAGATATTTCAACTGCTACTGTAAATGTAGTTTCTGTTTCTGATACAGACGGTGCGTTTATTAGTGAAAGAGGTAAATTATCAGAAACAACAATGAGAGTACAAGATAGTTTATACTATCAAGATTATTCTTATGTAATTAGAGTTGGTCAGTCTATCGCAAGATGGCGAGACGCATTTAAAAAGACTATGCACACGGCAGGATTTTACTTTACAGGACAAGTTGATATTGAATCACAAATTGTTGTAACGGCTAAAGGTCCTGTTAAAGGTATTACTTCAGGTCTTGAAGAAAGTCCATTATTATCACTTGTTAATACATTATTCACTACACTATTTGGTAGAAGATTAGGAACAATAAGTGATGGAACATCATTGAGACCAAATGCACATATAGGTGCTACTGTAGATGTAAGTACAGATTATGAAGACGCATTTACACCAAATACTAGAGATGTTACAGCTTCAAGAGAAAATATTAATCTTGATTATTTAAGTAGGCAAAGAAATATAATAACTGATAACGCAGGTGTTGTACATGATGTTAGAAGTGGATATGCTTATGGTGGACCTAGATATAGTTCTTTAAATAAATATGCAAATACTATATTTGGTAATAATAATATTGGTTCAAATGCTAACTCATTTGAAAATTTAAACAATTTAAGAATTGAGGGTACTAAAACGGCTCTTGATGGACAACAAGTTCCTATATTCTTATTAACTTCTAATGATATTGGTGGTAAAATTAGAATGAAATATGCGTTTCCTTGTGAGATAGGTCAAAACGCTGAATTGTTTAGTAATACACTAACTAAATTCGACTTGAATACTACAACATTTGATGATACAACACCGTAAAAACTTTATAAATAGTACAAAGAGATAGAGGCAAATGGCAAAACAAGTAATAAACAGAGGTACTAACGCAAACGACGGAACAGGTGATAATCTCCGAGACGGTGCTAATAAGATAAACCTTAATTTTAGCGAAATATACACAGCTATAGGTAATGGTACAACCATTGATGGTACAATAAAAGTATCAGATGATTCATCTACTGTTACAACACTTTCAGCAAACGGCGAAAATTTAAGAATTTTAGGTGGTAGTGCTATTAATACTACATTATCAGGCAATACTTTAACGATAGCTGCCGATACTTCTTCTCTATTAACTGCTACAGGTACGGCTACATTTACAAACAAAACAATTAATTTAAGTAATAATACACTTTCAGGAACACTTGCTGAAATTAACACAGCAGTTTCAGACGCAACACTAGTTGACACAGCAGCTTCTCAAACATTAACAAATAAAACAATAAGTACAGATAATAATACTATTTCAGGTATTGCAGCTTCAAGTTTTGTATTGTCAAATGGTTCAGGAAATTTAGATGGTTCTGCTTCAGCAAAAGCAATACCAACAGGTGCAGTTGTAGGTACAACTGATACTCAAACACTTACAAATAAAACTATTAGTGGTGCAGATAACACAATTACAAATATTTCATCAGCTAATGTTACAGGTGCATTTGATAATACATCTTCAGGTTCAAAAATTAGATTTAACTTTGCTAATGTAGGAAGTTTTCCTAGTGAAACAACTTATGAAGGTATGTTTGCTTATGACATAGGTGGTAATCAAGCTTATGTTGCAGATTCAGGTGGTTGGACAAAACTAATAAATGAAAATGCTTCAGTTGGCGATTTATCAAATGTTAATATTGTTGGTGTCGCAGACGGACAAGCATTAATATGGAGTTCAGCACAAGGTAGATTTAATCCAGGTGTAGCTGGCACAGATATTACAGTTCAAGACGAAGGTTCAGCATTATCAACAGCAATGTCAACATTGAATTTTGTTGGCGCAGGCGTAGCTGCTTCAGGTACAGGTGCAACTAAAACAATTACGATTGCAGGTAGTGAAGTAGTAAACGATACTTCTCCTCAATTAGGTGGAGATTTAGACGCACAAACAAATGCCGTACAAGATGTTAGTTATATTGCTCACCGTTCACCAGATTGGACAGTAACAAAAACATTAACAGTTACAGTTGCTACTAAAACAGCTGAACACTACAGATTTGGTCAAGGTTCAACTTTAGGTTATGTAATTGACGGACATGAATCACCATTATTAGAATTGTCTCCAGGTGTTTATAAGTTTGACCAATCAGACCCCTCAAATGCAACACACCCATTAGCATTTTATTACGACCAAGATAAAAATAGAACATATACAACAAATGTGGTAACAAGTGGTACTCCTGGTTCAGCAGGTGCTCATACAACAATTTCAATTGAAGGTGGTACAGTAACACCTTTAGAATATCAATGTACAGCTCATAGTTATATGGGTCATCAATTAATTGTTCCAGCAGGAATGCAAGCAAGATTAAATATTTCTTCAGGCACAGCAACAGGTAATTTAGCTGGTGCAAACTCTGGAAAATCATTTACAGTTAATGCAAATTATGAAGCTGCTGAAATTTTAGTTTTTGTAAATGGTATTTGTATGGTACCAACAGATGACTATGTGGTTTCAGGAACAACATTAACTTTTGA